TTCTTTCCGCTTTTTCAGAATGGCGATGAAATGAAATGTGATTACAATACACTACCGAAATCGGTGTATGGTAAATATTTATTGAATACAACTGGATACAATCCTAGTGGATGGTTCCGAGATCTCGTAATTGATAAAAAAATGATACGAGTACGTTCATAACAAATAAAATTAAAAATTGAAATGAAATAATCAATCTAAATATATAATCATATATTAGAAAAGGATGGTAAAAACTTCTGGAACGTCTCATTCTGCAAATTATAATCACTCAAAAATTATTGGCATTCAGTTCAGTATTTTATCCCCAGATGAAATACGTAAGGGTTCTGTTGCAGAAATCACAAATCGTGATACTTATGTTAATAATAAGCCTGTAATAGGAGGATTATTTGATCCTCGTATGGGTGTTCTTGAACCAGGATTGATTTGTCCTACAGATGGTTTAGATTATATCAATACACCTGGATATTTCGGTCATATTGAACTTGCTCGCCCTGTCTTTTACATTCAATACTTAAATACAATCATGAAAATCATTCGCTGTATCTGTTTCAAATGTAGTAAACTCCTTATTGATAAAGAAAAATATAAACACCTTTTAGAATTATCGCCTGAACTTCGATGGAATCAAGTGTTCGCTGTTGCAAGTAAATGTAAATGCTGTGGAGATACGAATGAAAATGGTTGTGGATACATACAACCTGGAAAGGTAAGTAAAGAAGGTTTTGCTTCTCTCAATGCTGAATGGGATAATAAGAAAGATGAACCGAAAACTATCGTAAATTTAACACCTGAAATAGTGATACGATTATTTAGAAGAATTTCAAATGAGGATGTGTTCTTTCTTGGGTTTCATCCTCAATGGTCGCGTCCCGAATGGATGGTTTGTCAGGTATTAGCAGTTCCACCGCCATCTGTTCGTCCGTCTGTGAAACATGATGCACAACAAAGGAGTGAAGATGACATAACACATATAATTGTCAATATTATCAAGACAAATAAAGTTCTACAAGAACGCATTCAACAGAATGTTGCTCCTAATATCATCGAAGATTGGACACTACTTCTTCAGTATTATGTAGCAACACAAGTAGACAATAAGATACCGGGTGCAAGTCCAGTAGCACAGCGGAGTGGACGTCCTTTGAAGTCAATTAAAGAGCGTTTAAATGGTAAACAGGGTCGTGTAAGGGGGAATCTGATGGGTAAAAGGGTAGATTTCAGTGCACGTTCTGTCATCACAGCTGATCCCAATTTATCGATTCGTGAATTGGGCATTCCTATGAAGATTGCAAAAAATATCACGAAGCCTGTTGTGGTAAATCAATATAATAAAAAATTCCTATTGAAGTTAATTCAGAATGGTCCAGATAATTGGCCAGGTGCTAAGATATTGGAGAAAAGTAATGGTGAAAATATCTCTTTGCGTCATGTCGACATTAAAACAGTTCGTCTCGAGAAAGGTGATACTGTCCATCGTCATATGATGGATGGTGATGCGATTCTGTTCAATCGTCAACCAACTCTACACAGAATGAGTATGATGTGTCATATTGCAAAGATTATGAAAAGAGGTGATACATTTCGTATGAATGTTGCCGATACGAAACCTTACAATGCTGATTTTGATGGAGATGAAATGAATTTACATATGCCTCAAGATGTGGAATCCGAATCGGAATTGTTGAACTTGGCACATGTTCCATATCAAATAATTAGTCCTGCAAATAATAGCTCAATAATTGGAATTTTCCAAGATTCACTTTTGGGTTGTTATCAGTTTACTCGTGAAAACATTGAATTTGATCAACGAAGTGCTATGAATCTATTGATGAACTGTAAGAATGTGGATATTGACATCTTGAAAGGGAAGAAGGCTGTATCTAGTTTTGAAATCTTGAGTCAGATTCTCCCATCAATTACATTACAATACAAAACCAATTTATTCAAGGATAAAGATGATATCAAGACATCTAATAATGTGTTAGAAATAAAGAATGGACGTATGATTCGTGGTCAGGTAGAGAAGAAGGTGTTAGGAGCTGGAACAAAAGGAATTCTTCATCGTATTTGTAATGATTATGGAAATCGTGCGTGTTCTGATTTTGTGGATAACTTACAGAATGTTGTGACAGAATATATGAAACAGTCATCGTACAGTGTTGGGATTAGTGATTTGATTTCCAATGATGAAACAAGAGACAAAATATCTGAAATCATATTAGAAAAGAAAAAGGACGTCAAGAACCTGATCGATCAAATTCACTTGGGTGTTTTTGAAAATAATACGGGTAAATCAAATGTAGATGAATTTGAGATGCAAGTCAATAATATCCTTAATCAAGCTACATCAGAGGCAGGGAAAGCCGGGCGAAACAATTTGAATTCAAGTAATCGGTTTGTGCGTATGGTAAATGCTGGGTCAAAAGGAAGCGATTTAAATATTTCGTTCATGATTGCTTGTCTTGGACAACAGACAATTAACGGGAAACGCATTCCTTATGGTTTTGAGGATAGAACACTTCCTCATTTCAGCAAGTATGACGATTCCCCAGGTGCACGTGGTTTCGTAGAAAGTTCGTATATCCAAGGACTGACCCCTGAAGAGTTGTTCTTCCATGCGATGGGTGGTAGAACTGGTTTGATTGATACAGCTGTTAAGACATCGCAGACGGGATATATTCAACGTCGTCTTATCAAGGGTATGGAAGACTTGAAGGTTGAATATGATATGACCGTTCGTAATGGCAAAGGAAAGATCGTTCAATTCTCATATGGAGATGATGGAATTGATACGATCAAAGTAGAAAATCAGAAAATATCTTTGCCGACAATGTCATATGATGAAATTTATGAACATTTCCATATTTCCTTGGAAAATACGAATACGTCAGTGTTTCTTGAAAATGTGAAGCGTAAACTTAGAAAGGAAAGTAAAGAGATGGAACAATACACAGAAAAATATGTAGCAATGTTTCTTGCAGCAAGACAAGACCTTGTGAAACACGTGTTCAAGAACAAGTCTAAATATGATATTAATGTTCCCGTTGCATTGTTTCATATCATAAACAATATTCAACATCAATCAAGACTAACTGGCGATTCATTGGTAGACATCACACCAATGGAGATGATGGATATGGTTGAAAAGAATTATCAGATTCTGGAACAGTCTTTGTATACAAGACCAACTGAATTATTCAAAATATTATACTATTATTATTTAACACCAAAAGAAATACTTTACGTGAAACGGTTCAATAGATCAACCTTAGAATATTTGTTGCAGTATATCAATTTGATGTATAAGCGGTCCATTGTTGCACCAGGTGAAATGGTGGGTATGATTGCAGCACAGAGCATTGGTGAACCAACAACCCAGATGACGTTGAATTCTGTAACATATGATACACTCATCACAGTTCGTGATGACAAGAAAGAAATAAAGAAGGTAGAGATTGGCGAATTTGTCGAGATGGCAATAAAGCAAGCAAATAATGTCGAGTATGACGAGTCCAAGGATACAAGTTATGCTCCTCTGAGCTCTCATTTTGAAGTTCCTTGTGTATCTGAGGATGGTGAGGTTCTATGGAAGACAATTGAAGCTGCAACTCAACATCCAGTAGTCAACGAGGATGGATCTACTACATTGTTGAAGATAACTACTTTTGAACAACGCACAGTCATTGCAACAAAAGCAAAGTCATTCTTACAATTAGTAGATGGTAAAATTCAACCTGTAAGTGGTGATTCACTCAAAGTAGGTCAATATTTACCTGTCTCATTGATGGCTTTAGATTTCAATGAAAATAAGGTTCTAGACCTGAAACGTATTTTGCCTCCTTCTTCGTATTTGTACACATCTATGATAGATATTGCAAGAACGTTTATGCATGAGCATCATTGGTGGATGAATCATCATGGGAAGGATTTCATCTTACCTTATAAGCGAAGTGATACATTTTATGCTAAGGTCAATGAGACGAATCGCGAAACAAAGCAATATTTCCATCCTGGTTGCGTTTATCCAAAGCACACACAAAGTTGTTGTTCGACAATACCAGAGTCGTTAGTTATGGATGAAACATTTGGATATGTGATAGGTGCATATTGTGCTGAGGGATGTATGACAAAATTCCAAGTATCGATTTCAAATAATGATACTAAATACTTTGATAAAATTATCAACTTCTGTGAAAAGTATAACATGACGTATAAAATTTTCCGAAATGAAGATAAAAATCAAGAGGGATGGGTGTCACAGGATATTCGTATTTACAGTGTTATCCTAAGAGATCTTCTTCATCAATTATGTGGTAAACTATCGCATAAGAAAAAACTCCACTCTGATATTGTATTCTCAAATAAAGAGTGTATGCGTGGATTCTTGAATGCATACATAAGTGGCGATGGAACGATTAATTTAAAGGATAAGTCAATTCACATTTCATCCACTTCAAAAGAATTACTAATTGATGTGCAACAAATGCTTAATGTGTTAGATATATATTCCTATATAGCAAAATATAAGAAACCTGAAACAAATAATCGAGGAACCAAAAGTGAGAATATTCATCAATCGTATGACTTGATTATTCGTAATCGTCAAGTGCAACATTTCATCAAGACTATCACATTGAATGATTCGTCTAAGCAAGAAAAACTTGACCAGCTACGTAATCATGGATATCGGTATGAAATTTCTATGAAACATGAGATACTTCCCAATCTGGTTGATGGTAAAATAGTAGAATCCAAGCGAACAACAGACACAATGGATGATATTCTCTTTGATAGGATCATATCGATAGAAGAAGTAGAAAACCCAACTGATTATGTGTATGATTTAACAGTTGCAGATACACGAAATTTCAATATTTACAATGGACTAGCAATGCGTGATACATTTCACTTTGCTGGCGTGGCTTCGAAGTCAAACGTAACTCGTGGTGTTCCTAGAATAGAAGAAATATTATCCCTTTCTGAGAACCCAAAGAATCCTTCATTGACAGTGTATTTGAATGAGTATGAACAAGACAATCGTATCAAGGCTCAATCAATAATGTATATGATTGAACATACCAACTTGAAAGAACTTGTAGAAACCATCGAAATCTGTTTCGATCCAGATGCATTGAATACATTGATCAGTGAAGATGTAGACATGATTCAAAAATATAAAGAATTTGAGGACATGATAGACGAATGTGCCGAAGAATTGGAAGACCCCCCTGTGCAGTCCAAATGGATATTGCGAATGAAGATGGATAATGTTATGATGTTAGAAAAGAATATTACGATGGACGATGTTCATTTTGCATTAAAGAACATTTATCAAGATGAAATATCATGCGTGTATAGCGATTTTAATAACAAGGATTTGATATTCCGCATTAGAATGAACAATTATTTGAAGAAGGATAAGAAGAAAGACAACGTTAAGATGCCTTTGGATCAATCGGATGAAATATACGTTTTGAAACAATTTCAAGAAACACTTCTCAATAATGTGGTCCTCCGTGGCGTGAAGAATATAGATAAAGTGATAATGAGAAAGGTTCAAGACGAAATATATGAAAAAGATGGAGTATACGAAGCAAAAGAAATTTGGGTGTTAGATACAGTTGGGACGAATCTTATTGACGTGTTAGCACTAGATTATATTGACAATACCCGAACGTTCAGTAATAATATCATTGAAACATATGCTGTATTGGGAATTGAGGCAGCACGTCAGGCCATTTATAATGAGTTGGCAGATGTCATTGAATTCGACGGCACTTACATCAACTATCATCATTTGAGTTTGTTATGTGATAGAATGTCTTATAATACAAAGATGGTGTCAATATTTAGACATGGAATCAATAATGACAATATTGGACCTATAGCGAAAGCGTCTTTTGAAGAGACGCCTGAGATGTTCTTGAGGGCAGCTCGTCATGGCGAGATGGATATTATGAGAGGCGTCTCTGCAAATATCATGTGTGGTCAAGAAGGATACTTTGGAACGAGTAGTTTCCAAGTAGTAGTTGATCTTGAAATGCTAAAAGATTTACAGGAAGAAAAACTCGAGCAAGAGATAGAATTAGAAAATGCACTCATGATGGATTCCGGTGAACAAAAATGTAGTAGCTCAGAGCTACAGATGACAAATAATGTCCAAAATATCAAATATACTCAGAATATAGATGATGGCTATATCCCAGATTTCTAAGAATCGATATACCAATAGTGATAGGATAGTTATTTTATTTCTATAAAAATTGAAATATTCTATGTTTTTTAATACTAAATCATAGAATAGAATATGTGGAAACCAAAACAGCAAAATTGTGATGAGTACATAGGTAAGATGGCAAGAATTTATCATACTCGTGATGATTCATATGAACAAGGAATATTATTGCACATAGTAAAAACGTTCGACAAAAAAAAAAGGTATTGTGTTATTATATTACTTGACAACAAATATACCAAGGTCACCTATGTATCCGATGTGATCAAAGACGTCCATGTAAAAAACTATGAAAACGAGATACAACACTTGATGGAGAAGATCTGTAAAGTGCATATTGTTGAAGACATGAGACATGAATTGTATGAATACATTGAGCCTTTCATCGCCATATAGTATGTGGTAGTTGCATCATATATAACCTATAATCTACAACCGATGAACCTGTGATAATTAATATAATAAACGATTTATAGAGATAATTATATTAATTATCACAATGGCTACACTTGCCTTTGATACAATATCCAGTAAACTACAACGTGATTATAGAGAAATAACATCAATACATAAACCATTCTTACATCTTTTATTTTATGAAAAAGGAGCGGAAACCTCGCGAACTAAATTTGTACGTTATTTTTATCACAACAAGTTCTACGGTGAAGAAGTAAGAGAACAATTTCTTAGCTTATTTTGTAACTGCCAAAGAGTATACAATGCCTTTTCAAGACTTGCTTGTATTTATAAAGTAAGAAAAATGGATCGGTTTGAGAGTGATTGCGATTTATATATGAACCCTCTTGAGAATTACAGTTCAAATATTCGAATGAATCTGATTTGTAATAGTAGGATTTATGAATTTAGAATCTCTGATTTATTGACGATTATTCAGACATCGTTGGTGAATGATGAAGATTTTTTCTCTGTCCCATTATATCCGCGTAATCCATATACAAATATTCAATTCAGCAAAGCAAACCTGTACAATATTTATCTACGTGTTCGTGAAAGTTCCTTTGTAATACCTCATTTGTTTCACAAGTTTTTTCTGGAAGAGTTTGATTTACAATCTTTTTTATTGAACAATGAGTATCAGCTTCGCGAGGATTCAATTACAAATTATTTACACAATACATGTGTTGGAACAAAAGCAAAGCGTATTAGAACTATGCTATCAAAATATAATAGTCGTCATTACCCGTTTCGGATCGATTATGAATTCCCAAAGCAGACACTATGTCGTATTTTTGAACCACATCTTCATTTATATTTGTCAGTAGAATATAGCATGTCTCCAGCAAAAAAGCACTTCTCTGATATGCTATTGAGAAAGTACTTACAAACCCTTTATATGTACAATAACTTACTGGGTAAAAAATACATTAAAAATAAAGTAGTGTCATTTGATGATGCATACATTGAAAATTACTCAAATATTAGTAAAGACAAGTTTCATAATATTGCAATGGAAGTGACACAACAAGATTCAGATTCATCATTTCAAAATACTCATATAAGATACGAAAGCACAGATGAAGATTCAAGTGAAACATCTGAAGTCTTACATCATAATATGAATCCAGAAAATACACAAATGGATTATTTCAATTTCTTATTTGACACCACTCCTAGTCAGAACACTGTTCATCTTTCTGATGATGAAATGCATAGATATATCATGGAAAATGCGTTACAAAATGCGAACGCAAATCATGGAAGACACAATAGTTCGATAGGATTGAGTGAAAATCTCAGTACGAATGATATGTCCAACGTTAACGATATTTCAATCCAAGGACATTCTATCCCGTCGGCTATACCATCGAGTATACCTTCACCCATATCGATTGCTATGACACTCGATGAAATAGTAGATGATCCATCTTACAACTCTATGTGAATACTTCATTTCTGTACCATGTTCAATTGTATGCGTCGTGGCTTCTTTTTGTTTTTAGATACAACACGTTTCTTACGCGTGAGTGCCTTATTACCTCCTTGTGTCTGACTTCGCTTTTTAAACGTATTGTCGTATTTTTTCTTCGTTATAGGCTTTGCTGTATCATGGCTTTTCATTAGTGTTTTATCGCGAGTAGATGAATAATCAATATCTTGATAATAGTCACTTGTAAACAAAGATTGAGGAATTACCATCTCATTTTGTAGGAAGAACTTTCCTGGCGTGGAGAGAAGGTTTTGTTCGGGCGTAAATATGTATTTATCTATATTCGTATTGCGTAATATTTCATCTGTAACTCGTTCATAATAGAATGTTTCATTTGAACGTCCACTCACTAAATTCGTTTCAGGGAGTTTTAAGTATAGTCCATCAATATAATGTTCACTCTCGTATAAATTGAGAGGTAATTTTTTTATAAAGTCGTCACTATATGCTGTAGATGTTTTGACGAATTTGACCTCCTTTTTCATTAATTCTTTCAACAGATTCATCATTGACTTGAACTGTTTCACATATCCACCATGACTCGGGTTTTTTATAATCATCATTTGTTTCTTCATCTCTCTGTTTTTCACGCTATTGACCAATTTCTTAATCCTTGAACGGAATGCTATATAAAGCATATTTTCTAATCTCATTTTACGTATATGTATTGTATTTTTGTGGTCTTTTGTTTTTCGTAAAATAATATTTGATTCAATATTTCGTCCTGGTATTAAGATATGATGATCAAATGTTTTTGTTTCATATTTCTCACTTCTTATACGCTTCGTCGAAATATGTAAAGTTTCAACAAATAAGTTTCCCTTTGTTACAACTCCAACAATCTCACTGTCAAGTCCCACTTTATATTTAATCAAATACATATCTTCTTTCAACCATTTTTGGAATTTCGACAGCATATCTATCGTATCTTGTAATGACAAATAATTATCGGCGTCATCTATAAATCTGGATGACTGATTCAATTCCATGTAAGATGGATAAATTGGGACCATAAATTCTTTATCTGTATCGTGAGAACCCTTTATTATGAGACCATGACATTTTCCGTTATAGTTGACGACTTGATGTTTTACAGTGTATTTAGAATTTGTGTTTATTTTGCCCTCTATATATCTCCGTGAAATTTCATTATGAAAATGAGTAATAGTATCGTTCTCTTCCACACTTCGCAATGGTGAACATTTATCATTGTATACTTGTTTAATATCTTCAAAAAATACAGGGTTCATAATGTTGGTTGATTTTGAAAAGGTGTCCTCCATAGTATTCGTTTTTGCGCCCTTTGTGACCTTGAGAATAATTTCATAAGTTGATTCTCTTTTGAATAATAAGAGGGTGTTATGTTCGTGTTCAAAATTAGCATTACTGTATTGACTTGATGGACAAAATACGTCAATATGTTTTTCATGCACACCATCCTTCGCTGATACGATGACTAAATTTAATTTCTCCTTGAAAATTGTATCACAATTAACAAATATATCCCACATGTAAGTATGGTCTATAGTTGTGTCATCGCTCATTAAAAAAGACATAAATTTGTTGAATGCATTGACAGCGATTCTTACAAATGCATCTTTATTTTCTTTACTGCCTCTGACCTTTTCGAATAACTTCATCTCTTTATGAGGATCAATATGCTCACCGTCGTCGAATATAGAAACAAGACTCCCGTTATTCAATCTCATAAAATGTTCTAAGGTGATATGCTTCTTCATCGATGCTTTGAGTTGTTCTAAAGATTGTTTCGTATACATGGCCATACACTGTAAAAATGACTGTTTATCTAACGATTCGCCTACACCATAACGAACCAAAAAGTCTTCTGTTGTTTCCGTCGGAGGAAGTTTTGTGTGATGTAATGCACTATAGAGTGTAGACGGTAAGTATCCATATCTCCCTTTTGGCGTAAATGGTTGGTTGGTTAAGTTGTTTCCAAAGGTTTCATACGCAAGATTTAGATATACATTTTTTCTGTTCAATGTATTAGACTCTTCACGTTCTATTTCCTCGGACTCATTATTTGCATTATCTTCTCTATGCTCAGGGCATTTCTCTTTCTTTTTCTCTGGTTTATCCTTTTGCACACAACAAGGTAAACATTGATGACTGTTATGATAACTTGGATAACTGGAGTCAAATCCGTCTGATTTATTGGGGTGCTTTATTTTTCGCCATGTCACTTCTCCTGGACACAAGTTGGGATCTATTGTGTGCCATCTTCTATCCTTGTGTTCTTTATTTTTATCTTCTGGGTCAAAAGTTACTTGGCTTTCATTCAAACTAATTCGTTTAGAATCACACCAAAATTTTGGACAAATGTAATAATGTTCATCTGATTTTGGCGATTTTAAAAATTTAGTATTATTGTCGTCTCCGTCCAATGTATCACTGTGGTCCTTCACGAGAGCATCTTTCTCATTTTTCGTAATAATAACCGGTTGTTTGTTCACACCGCTTTGGCATGCTGTCCCGTATTTTTTTTTCTTGTCATACGTTTGAAACAACTCAGGGTCTGCAGCTTTCATGCGAATATACAAATTATGACGTTTGTTGCCTCCACTGTAACTATTCATGCTTTCTCTGTCGCTCATTGATTCATCTTCTGGGGTAATTTCCCCCATAGAAAGTCCAAGCTCATCATAGTCCAGATCATTGTCAATGGGTGGTTCTGTTTCCAGTTGAGTTCCGAACTCATCATCATCATCATCATCATCCAACTCATCATTGTTCAACCCAATATCATCGTACTCTTCATCTGCCATTAAGTCTGCAAGATCATCGTCATCATCGTCATCGCTGTTTTCATTGTCTTCACTGAGAAAAGCTTCTACTTCATCTGGTATACTGTTTGTATCATTACCTTTTATGGATTTACAGGACGTCTTCTTTTCAATGACATTGAAAACATTATGTATATAGTTGTAAAGAATTCGTAAGTATTTGAATGACGATATATTACTCACATATATCTCGTACCGTTTTGGAATCACGTGTTGATTATATTTTAATTCCACACTAATACCATTTCCTTTCGAATTGAGGATTTTATCGTTTACCCTCATAAATTTCAATGTGAGTGGGAAGTTGGTGACTTTCTTGGACTTATTATCTTCCAGTGTGAATACTGGAGATAAGCAGTCCAATTTGGGGATTTTATGAGACTTTTGAGATTCATAGAAAAACACGTAATCTATTCCTACTATTTCAACAAGAGGGTCGTCAAATGAAGTTAGTTCTTGTAATGATATACCTGATTGAATCAGAAATTTATTCACAATCCGGACCAGTGTGTTTGTTTTTCTTTTTATATTCTCTTGAAAGTCGTCCCGTTCTTTATTCTCTACGTGTAGTGCATTCGCGGTACGATCATAATGAAGTGTCATTTGAATATTTCCATTTGCAAACACTTCACCCACACATGTGTATTTACTGTTATCATCACCATCAATGTACACGCTTACACTATTCATATTCAACATCATCTTTTCGACTTTATTGAACTTCGTTCTTCGAATGTATGGTACTTCTCTATTATTTTGAATACCTTCTGTGAATACTCTATAAAAATTATCGTTTGATTTGGAAGTATTGTATTTAACGAGTGGTATCTCTTTACTTGTTCGGATAAACCGAAACAGGTCATCTAATTGAATAAACGTTCTTTGTATGTTTGTTAACATGACCGACATTTTCAATAAACTGTAATGTGGAGGTGTATTTTGTTCTTGATCATCTCTTTTATTTATTTCGTGTATGTTATCTAATTGCTTCCTACCTTTTGATAGTATATTCGAACTACTCTTTTGTAATTCTCGTATTTTATCACTATAATTTTCCTTCGTCGAAACACCTTTCGAAATCATAAGAGGAAAATACATTTTAATGATTTTAGAATTATTGAACTTTAGGCTCTTCTGTGTGTGAAATTGGAAGACACTTCCTGCATCAACACAAAAAATAGTATGTTCATGTAAATTCTTTTGTATAATTGTATCATTATGACGTCGTAAATCACGCACGTTGTCATCAATATCATACTGTAAATCGTATGGGTCAACTGTGTGTAATAATATTTGTCTATCCGTTACAAGATTCTTGTCAAAATGCCTTTTCGTCAGGTACTTCTTGTTTGTAATGACATCTAGTACATCTTCCGAATTGTCATTATCTTCACTATTTGTGGCTTGTTCAATATTTTTCTCTACATTATATGAAAACATATCCTTATTGTCAACCGGTATGATATGAGACGATATCGGCATATTAGATAGATAAAAAAGATGAATACTGTAATAAGTTATGTTTTGCAATAAAACGAGTTCTCTCAGTGTGATGAGTAATTTTAATTTCACTGCATTGACATCATCATCTTCGAATAAATAGTATGAACTAGTATATTCATTCTCATTTTTTTTTTGGTTTTTTGTTCCATTAAATATAATTGTATAGTATTTCATGTCATCTTCATAGTATTTGATTATAATTTTGTAGATGGGATTATCTTCTATAAATTCCATTATATATATGAAAGAGTTTATTTTCTTTTATTGTCCTATTTGAACAAGTAACGTATCCGTCACTAGTTTTAGAATTTTGCGTACACGTTCTTCTGACATTGCCATTAATTCTCCTACAGCACGATTTGACCTCATCGCACGAAAGTCGTATGTATTGTATTTCATAATAAACACACGTCGACTAACTGGGTCAATGATGTCTAGTAATTCATTTATTTCTTCGCGATAATCGTAAAGAGTTCTGCTAATGTTATATTCATCGCTATTTTGATGTCCACAATCATTATCATGATAAGATACTGGCGATTGCATATATTTTGCATAAACTTCTTGATTTTCTGCAATCCATTTCTTTCTTACACGATATGAATGGGGAAGTAACTTTATGGGTGACAACTCGGTTATACCTTTGTGGATTGAATTCATAACGTACATTTGCGTATAAGCATAGAACGAACCACCATTAAAATTTTGAATACCACTGAGAAGTCCTATTTTCGCATACTCTACCAATTCTTTCTTTTGTTTTGCGTTAAATGTAAGGGATAAAAACGGTTGATCGTATATATATTGATAAGTGCTATGGTGTAGCCAAGCTACATGTGTGGTGTATAATTTATATCGCACAATCATTTTCATTTCATCAGTTGCGATGGGATTTTTCAAAATACTATTCACCTGTCTCCACTGCATTGTGCTCAAAGAGCATACTACTGTAATGTAGGATACGAAAATGTAATACAAAAACATATTTTATTAAAATCATGCTTAATAAAATAAAACTTTCAATTTTATTGGCTAATGTTGAGGGAAATTTGAGAATATTCACATATCGTAATATGGATTATCAGTAATTGTCATTCCACAATAGTTAGCTGGATTCTCTTTGTAATCAATTGGATTGTATATATTTGCCTCTTTGGCGTTTTCAAGAAGAAATTTAAAATTATTCCAAAATTCAGGCTTATGTCCAATACTAATTGTCATTACATGTGCAAGTTCATGAATAGCAACGAAAGTCAGTGTGTTTAAATCAATCAGTTTTGAACCATTTTTCTGCTTATTCAAACAGAATGCTATTTTTTCACCTTTGTTCTCGCTATAGGCAGTTAACTTACTGGTTGGGAGAGTTTCTACAATTCGTTGCGGATTAAATCCAGCGACTAGACGTTGTACATCTACATTATCGGGGTATTTCCCTTCCATGAATCTAACAAGGTTTTTACACTTTTCTGTCACTTTGGCTAACAAATCTGCAGCATCGCTTAATTTCTCTCTTTCACGAACACAATACTTGTTTCCGTCAACTTCCGAAATAATGCATTTCAATTGGAATGCTTCAGATTCAAAGAAAATTTTTATACATAACAACAAGACGAGAGATGCTAAAGTATATCCTAAAATATCAACTCTTGACATATATTATTTTGATATTTTAATAGTTTTCAATAATTTGACGGGTCTAGGTCATCATTGCTATCTTCTTAAACAGAAGGCTTAGCACCAAGCTCGAGAGGGACACGCATAAGGTCCGGCTCAATGGTCGTGTTGTTCCACGGTCCAACGCTCATTTGAGGAACAGGTGGGTCCGAACGCAATTGTTGATTGGCGTTACGTAATGATTGTCCTACAGTGTTAATGCCAATATGATGCCCAGCCTTCAAAAGATTGACATCGCTGAGATCGCCATTTCCAGTAGGGTTCAACTTCGCCCACTCACTGTTAGAATCCTTAGGTAAAAGTTCCTTAGGGTCAATCGTCATTTCCTTATTACAGCTGGGAGGTAAGCCTTGAGTAGAAGTGTTGATGTCCTTCACCTTCGCATATTCTTCGCCAGGAAGTAATGGGCTGGGTGCCTTGTTTTCCTTAACTTTGGGTTCAACTGCTCCTGCAGCACGATTAGACATAGAGTCTTGGAATGAAACCTTCTTTTTGCTATACATAGTAAGAACGAAATAAGTAGCAACTAAAAGAACTAAAATTCCGAAAAGAGATAAACATACTTGTTTTTTGGTCAACCATTTGGGTAAAATTGTAGTGGCCATTATATAAAATGATATGAAAAAATATTTCTCACTTGGCATTTAAATTAAGATTCATTTTATCATCAGTTTGTGAGATTTCATTCAAACTCAATATACTGGATTCGTCGTCCAAATCATCGTTCGACTCGTCGTCGTCTGAATCTGTATCTACCATATCTAAAGGCATAGACCTCCTGATATTTTTCAACTCAAGGGTAGCCTCGATTGCCTTTTGTCTCGCTAATTTTGCATCTCTTTTGGCACTCTTATATTTTTCTAAATAAATGCTATTTACATCCCTCACTGTAACAGTTTCTAAACCATCAGGGTTAATATCAAACTCTTGTAATTGTATATCTAAGTCAATAGACGGTGGCTCTTCTAAATTTTCTTTGTTAGGGCAGAGATTATCATTATCATTATCATTATCGTTGATGTTACTGCTAAAAGTTTCAGTATTAACTTCTTCTAGTTTCACATTATCGATAGGCAAATCAGTTGTATTTGTTGTATCAAGATTATTGCCAGTATCAATTTCAATACTGGCGTTTTTCAACGTTTCATTTGGACTTTCTTCTAAACTATTCATGGTTTCATCTTCCTTTTCAGTGATATTTAACTCTATACCATCATGTTTATCAGTATTTCTTAGAATATCTTCTATATCTTCATCCTTTTCTAATACCTCACTTGTATTGATATGCTGATTTTCATCAATTTCAGTTTCAACCGAGACAGCAGATGCTGTAATTGTTTTTTCTTCCGGTTCTTCCGTCTCTTCTGTGCTCAAGGTATTCATTACAGGCAATGTATTTACACTCTTAATTCTACATTGACTAAACAAATTCGTTTTAACAACCATAACCTGTTTGATTTGAGTATATAATTGAAAACTACGTGGGGTAAATTTGATTCCATGAATTTGTAATATAGAGATGATGCTAGATTCTGGAGTTATTTCATCCATAGTCATAGTATTTTCATTTTGGTCGTAAATGGTGAGCGAGTTAGATGTATGCATCAAACGTGGCGAATCTGCATAAGCACGAATGAGATGATAGTTCCCAGAACGGTAACTTTTCACTGTATTACAGAATGCGTTTTCTATATCATCTAATTCTATTGTTTGATCTGATTCGAACCAATGTGCACGGCGTTCAAAAATCATTTTTTGTAGCATGGTTTCAAGAGTTTCAAACCATTCGATAAATTGCTCATCGTATTTATCAAAGATGAGGTCAATATGGGTTCTCCTTCCATTCTTCACAAATCCTTGCTTACTATGACATTTAGGCGTCTGAATGAATAATTCATTATTATTTCCATTCTGAAGAATCTTTGTAAAGTGTGTGCCACCCGACTTCAAATCGATGGGTGTAGATAATTTTATTTTACTAAAGTCATAACTTTCGCTGGGGATAACTATCTCGTGATCCATATAGTATTCTTAAATAAAGGAAAATCGTGAATTAATCTCATTTACATTAAAATTAGTACTTTTAAATAGAGATTTCTTTTATGAAAGGTAGATGCGATACAAAGACAATTATAATAAATGAATGTTTAGAATTGTTGAGACGTGATGATGTAAAGAGTCAAATCAAATCCCTCTTTGTTCCCATCATAGACATGATCCTACAAGAAATTTATCCATATATATATTTATCTATCTTGTTTGTGGTGTTAAGTTTCTTCTTAATTCTCGCTAATTTCATTTTGTATTTGCGTTCAAATCATTCTACATTAAAATAATATCTTTTATTATAGTATAAGATGGTACAAAAAACGAGAAAAAATGTACGTTCTAAGAAGGGTGGTATGATTCAAACATTGAATACTGCTTTAGTCCCTTTTGGACTTGTTGCATTACACAAAAGTGCACAAAATAAACGAGGCAAGTTCCTTACATTGCGTCTTAAGAACAAAGCCAGAAAAATTCGTAAAACAATCAAGAACACATTGAAGAGAAAAGGCAAGAAGTAATTAGTTGAATTGCTAAATTAAAATCCAATTCATATTGTATAACATCCAATATGAATTTAGAAAACGAAATAAAAGAATGGGTCGTTTTGGACAATAAGCTAAAGATTTTAAACGAACAAACAAAACTTTTACGAGATGAACGCTCGAAAATAACACGTGGTATAGAGCAGTATATTAATACGGAATCTCTATTAAATGCATCGGTTGACATTACAGGGGGGAAATTAAAATTTACGGAGACGAAATCAACGGGACCTCTCAGTCTAAAATTCATTGAACAATGTCTCGGAGAAATCATTTCAAATAAGTCACAGTTAGATATTATATTGAATCATATCAAGAAGAAGCGGGAGGAAAAATCAAAAACCGATTTTGATATTAAGCGATATTATCACAATTAAATATTGTCTTTCATATATAAAGATGACTGTTTTTGATGACGATGATTTTGTCATAACTATGGATAGTAAGGGTGTCGTCAAGAGTGGTGGACACAAAGTCAATTCATTTTTGATTCAAAATCATATTCCTTTAATTGGACATACTATGAAGGGTGGAAACCGTTTCAATGATTTAGCTATTCCATTTGGATTTGGTATACGTAATTATGAAAATGTGAAACAAGATGCATATTCTTATACAAAAGAGAATTGGATGGATGATGAGACATTGTATAAGAAACTTCTACATCTTGTGAAACCACAGGACAAAGAATTACGACGTGATTTGAAAGGGATTAACAACAAATTAACTAAAAAGAAGCGACGTTCGCCTGGAAAACATCATAATAAGAAAACAAGAAGCAATAGGAAATGATTTAATATGTATTCAATATATATATATGACTACTAGTAGCGAAGAAGTGAATACAGAATACGAATACATGTCAGGAGAATACCTAGAAAATCGTTTCAATGCATACTTTGGTAATGATAATGATACTCTTGACAAAAATACAAAGCCACTTCAAGATTCGAAGCGTGTTGACAAGAAAGAAAAAAAGAATGCTTGTCAACGTAAGATTTCCGAAGTTCAAATCAAGTTAAGAAACATACTTGTTTCTGGATTCATAATGGTGTGTGCACTTAGTGCATTTGTAGTAGGATCTATACGCATTGAAGAAGCTATTGTTCTTGCAGTGTTTTCATTGTGTTTATTATACATCCTTGAATACTCAGAGAGAAAGTTCCAAAGTAAAAAGGAATCATTTCAGAAAGCATGTGGGAGTTGTTTTAGAAAAAGACAAGCGACTACTATTAGGAAGACCAAGGCAATCTCAAATGACTTACTATAAACTTAAGTTAATAAATTAGGTATGACCAGATCTAACCTTATACACTTTAAACATACAACACAATAATAATTATCTATTATTATTGTATATGAGACAAATTTATCGCCAAATGTTGCAGAAACTCATGAAATATAAGTGTTATAATATTTCTACACTGTTTTCTATTTTTGTATTAGCATGTGTTCTCTATAATTTACCTATTCGGGAAGGTGCAACTGGTCATAGAAGTAGAAATGGAGATTCTCCAAGCATGAATGACACGAGTATGAATGATATGAACAATTCAGTTGAAGAAATAAGCGAAGTAACTGAAAAACATACGTATCAAAAATATTCGTTTATATTACGAAGTGTCATCATTTCATTGATGATTTTTCTGGTTGTGTCGCTTATGAGTATGATAGGAATTATTGGCTTCAATATTGGGTTTTTCATTATCATGATTACGATAATAGCATTTACAATCATGTATTTCATGAAAGAAAACGAATATAACCTGGAAATATCTGTGATGACGCCTGATGACTTATATAAAACTATTATACCTGAAACAGCAGAAACACAAGATCCTTCATCTAACGATGTAGAAATTGAAGAACAAGAGGAACCAACCGACAACAATACTAATACACAATCCGCAAAATATACATATGAAGAATCGACATACACACATGAGCATCCACATACACATGCAGAAACGATTAGAAAAGAAATTCTACCATCTTCTCAAAGAAAGACAAATGATACCAGTGGTTCTGCTGGTACTAGTGCTACAACTGGAACTGCTCAAAATGGTAATTCTGATGATGAACTTGCCCCAGGAGAAGTTAGACGAGGAGGTAAAATCTTGATTCCGTGTGGTGTAGATGAATACGGTGTCACTGTATTCGTAGAAAAAGGAACTCATAACTCAGATATGTGTAAGACTTACAACAGAAATGGCGATGAAGTAGTTGAAGAAGAAGAAAAGGATGGAGCTGTATCATCATCATCAAAGAAAAACAACGCAGGGTTAACGGGCTCCTCAAAAGGATCGCCTATTAAAGATGCTAATGTTGACAATTCTGGTGTTAATAAATCGTCTGGTGCACATGCACATACAACAACACATGACCATTCATATGTTCACGATGACCCTACAGTTTAACGATCAATCACTTCTTAAGAATAGTTCGTGAAATGCGTCTATAAAATAGCATATACGCCTTGGGTGTAATCAATCTTTCGGTAGACATTTCACTCACGTAAGAATCATTGTAATGGTACCATTTTCCATTTAGATGTTTCACAAATGACGTATAATGTCCGCCCATTGTTTTTCCACTATGGTTCACTATTCCGTAGCATTCATAATAGTTGGTTTGTGTATATCCAATGCTGTATGGGTTCAGGTCAAGCATATCGAGTGGAAAGTCAATAAGTATATTATTTTTTCGTCCATCGTAATGGAAACGTTTGAAGTCAACTACTAAAACATCTGGAAATGACCAGAAACACGTGTGTTTGAATGCACTTTGTTTTTGTTTCGTTTCTTCATTGTACCATGCGGAATCATTTTCTAATAGTTCTTTTTGTATATATGCGTCGAAACAGTCAGTAATGGTTGGAGTTTTATGATTTGGTATTGGAAGATGAATGATGAAATAAGGATCAGCAGTATTACTTAAATTTTCATCCGTGATTGATGTCATTTGAGTAACTTGAATACCGTAGAACATTCCGACAACTTTGGAATATTCCTTTTCGTTCATCTCTTTAAAACGCGTGTAACACAATCTTGCAATCTTGTCTTTTTGGTTATGAATTTTTCCATTAATTGATATTGATACTGGATACACCAACCCTTCATGTAATATTTCCATGAGGAATACAAAGAATTCGCTCGCATCGTTTTGGTCCCACCCAGTAAACATTGAGTTCTGTTTTTGCTTTGCAATGAATTGTATTAAACGGACAAATAACTCAGGTTTCACAATATGCCGATCTTTTGCCCATAATTCTTCACGTAGTTTTAACCATAAGCAGACAAGGGTACAAGACAAACGTTTTTTGTCAAGACGATGCACACTATCTATAATCTCCTTCTGAAATTCGTATGTATGAGATAATACTTGAATGATTGAATTCATGAAACATGTATTTCCAAGATTAAGCAATCCTGATGTGCCGGTTATTATTTCATTTGATGACATGAAGTATCTATATAATTAAATCTATATGTGTTTAATTATATTGTGTATTATTCAAAATATTTTATGAAATGAATGTATGGATAATTCATTTGATCGCCTGCTAACTTCATATCTCAATCTTATAAATGAAAATAACGGAAGGTTGAATCAAATCATTACTATAATGAATAATAGTGAAAGAGCGTTGAGTCAAATGATTTTGAGACAGGATACTATACATCAACCGCATCAGCATACGAGACCAAGAACTAGTCGATGGTTCACAAACCATGACCGTAGAGGTTCAATACCAACAGCATATCGTAGTTATGATACAGAGCGATACTTTCCACTCCACCCTTCACAACGATATAATATGTCTCAATATACGGATCATTCCAATGAAAGAGCATCAAGGTTTCTCCCACGTGAAGCTGAGAGACAAAATACAAGAAATACAGAGAATACAAGAAATACAGAGAATACAAGAAATACAGAGAATACAAGAAATACAGAGAATACAAGAAATACACCAGACACGTCTCTCAACTATCATGATTCATTTGAAAATATTACTGTAAATCAATTAGAAAATGCCTTCAATCAGTTCTATCATCGCACACAGATGAACAGTCCACATGGTAGAAGGGGGGTGGGAAATAGTCAAATCGGTGTGAATAACGAACATTGGATCTCTATGTCTGATGAGTTTTTACAACCTGTAGCGATACTTCCTTCTCAAGAACAGATAAATAATGCAATTCGTGTTGTTCGGTATTCTACAATAAATGAACCATTAAATAATACATGCCCTATTACTACCGAAACATTCGAAAATGATCAAGATGTGACACAAATCATCTACTGTGGACATGTATTTACAACACAGCCACTGTTGAACTGGTTTCAAAGCAGTGTTCGTTGTCCACTATGTAGATATGATATCCGCAATTACAGTGTCAATGAGCGGAATAGGTATGATAGTCGTGCCGGTGAACATGACGCAACAAATAGAGATGTAGGAAATCAAAGTAGTAGACAAGAACAAAGTGAATCAAATAATCCGTACCATAGAAATAAC